GTTATTTGCATAGTTCAAAATAATTGCCTCGTCCCCAAGGCAAAACCAGAATTCATAGCTGTCCCGGTCGCTGAACGTAGTAATCTGGGACAAGTCCATGCCGCTTGTCGTGGCCCACACCCGGTCGCTGATTCGCTTTGCCGTTCTCTCGTCCGAGACTAGGTTCCCGGATGAAGAGGTTGATTTCCATTCGTAGATACTGCTGGAACACAGGGAAAGCGGGTTGTTTTCCACAAGGCGAACCTGCCCCATGGCTTCGTTTCCCAATTCCCGGTTAACAGGCGTACAGTAAAATGCCGCCGTTGTGCTGGAGTCGTCCAACGTCACTGTGCCGTACTGGCAGGAATATACACTGTTGGTCTTGAACACCACCAGCCGGGAATAGTGGCGGACCAACGCCGTGATCGGTGTATTGCTCTCCCCCACAGACATTTCGTAGAGATCAGGAAAATACTCTGCCGTTGGGTTTCCATCATAATCAAGGCCGGAATAGATCGTTTTGTTGGTGCCGTCCCCGTAAAGGAAAACGCGGGTATCGGTGCTGCCGTTAAATGTTTCACAGAAGTGCATCCCCGCGACTTCCGCCCTTGCGCCGTCCCCTTTCCGGTAGGTGACAGTGACGGTATTAACCCCTTTTGCGGGGGCGCTGGCGAATGTCAGCTTTCCGGCCGCAAAATCCGTGGTATATGTGATGTCGGTTCCAGAAACCTCCGTCACTGCCGAAATGTCGGTTTCAGGCAATTGGAATTCCGCTGCGGTCCCATCGGGAGAGAATTTTACCTTACGCAATCCGGTCAACCGATTCACGGGTTGAAGCGTTGTTCCCGCCCCAGTGGGCGAAGTTGCGGTTTGAACTATGGGGACGTACCCCACCACCTCTGAAAACTCTGTGCCATCCCACGATTTGTACTCGTGTCCATTTAACAGATATACCTTGCCGCCAAAGCCGAAAAAAGACGTTTTATCCTGCGTACACGTCCCGACTGCCGCGGCGGTCCAGTCTGTCAGATTTACTTTGAAAATTACGCCGCCAAAGGCACACAAGAGCACCGCGGCGGCTCCCACAAGGCCGTACCATGCTCCAGAAAACTCCGGTGTATTCGTGGAGGGAATATTTCCGGAGACCGCGCACCAAGCATCCCAGACGGTGCGCAGGTCGAAAACGGTTGCGCTCCCGGGGCGCACCTGCAAATGCCCGTCAATGGTAATCCTGAAATTCTGAAGCTCTGACAATTCCCCGTCTTTAATTTTGGTATCGCCGTCAGGATTCTCGTTCAGTCCCAAAAAGCGTTTAATTGACAGAATGGAATTCGCCATGGTTTACCCTCCGTAGTTCAAATAGGACTCGTCACACACGCCGCCGGTCATTCCCTCGTCGTAGTCCTCGCCGTCGTCGCCCAGCTCCTCCACTTCCCGCGTTTCCATTCGCTGTGCCCCCATCACGCGGGTAACCGCAAAATAGCGGCAGGCATCGCATATGTGCGTGATGTCGTGTGGTTCTGTTGCGCAGTCAGAAGGGTTTTTCTGGTCGTGCTGAATGGCCGGGAGATTCCGAATCAGCCCTACGCATTCATTTGTCACCAGCAGCCCCGGACGATCCTTATCTGAGCGCAGGGGCTTCAGCATTTCTTTTAGCGCCATCCAGCCCTGAATTCGGTTATTGGATGCTTTGAGGATTCCCACGCCGTTTTCCATAAATATCTGGGCCATCGTGCGTCCACTGTCCTTTTGTCGATTCCACATATCCGGCGGGGCAATCGTGAATTCGATCCGCTCTGCGGGCGGTGTCAGACTGTTCATCAGGGCCGCTGCTGCGGAGACGATCAGCCCGCTTTGCTGCACCTCCCGGTACACATAGCACCGCCCGTCAAAATCCACCGCAATCCACAGACATGCGAACATATCAAGACCATAGTCAAACGCGCGGTATTTCTTCCACTCCTGCGGAACACGAACAAACGGTTCAATGACGTGAGTCTTTTTACGAAATTCCGGGAAGAAAATGCCGGAAAGCGTGTTCCAGTCACCATACCGCCACGCACGCCGCACATCATCGGGCAGCGTGTCCAGCATATTCAGGTATCCGGGAGAGCCTTTTAACAAATCCGGGTTATCGTCCACGGTTGCCTGAATGAACCGATAGTCCTCTGCTTTTTCGCCGTTCTGATACTCCCGATCGACAAACAGCCGCTTAACCCACAGATGCCCGATTCCACCCGGATTGCAGGTAAGATACATCCGGCGGGGAATGTTGGAAGTGCCCCGCAGGCACGCGCCCAGCACGCGGAACTGCGCCTCACTAAACTGGGTCGCCTCATCAATGAAAATCCAGTCAAACTCCTGCCCTTGGTACTCAAGGTCTGATCCGGTGTCGTAATGCCCAAACTTGATCGTGGAGCCATTTGCGAACTGCATAATGTGCGCCTGCTGGTTGTAACTGGCAATCTGTATGGGAACCATCTGAATGATCGGGGTAATCAGGGAGTTTTCCATATCCGGATAATGCTTGCGGATGATTAAAATTCGGATGCCGGGATAGGTCAGCGCACCGCCCACAGACTTCACGCGAATGCCGTGGCTCTTTCCGCCACCGCGCGCGCCTCCGTAGCATACATACAGCTCGCGGGCCTGATAGAATTGTTTTTGCTTTTCATTGGCATGTCCAAAATTAACATAGAACTCGCCGCCTGCTTTGCTAAAACTCTTGTATGCCACTGCGCTCACCTTTCCCAAAATCCCGATCAGGGGGCCATTGCGGCCCCCTGATTTCATTGATTATTCGTAGACCTTGGTCCCCTCAACGCCAACGCTGCCATCCTTTGTGCCAATGGCGCGCATGGTCTGACCTTCGGCCAGCGTCACGGGGGCGGTGTAGGTCTCGGCAGTAGTGGAGTACCGGGGATTCGTGCCATCTACCGTATACTTGAACACCACGCCCGAAACGGCGGTAATTGTAACGGCGTGGCTGGCGATGGCCATGGCAGGCGCCGCCAGAATCGCAGTGGCGTTGCCGCACACGGCGATGCCGTCGCCCTTGGCCCCCAGCACAAAGCTGTCGTAGTAGGTCACGCCCTGCACCACGGGGCCGGAATAACCCTGCACCTTGGGCAGAATGTCGTACTTCTGGAGCTTCACGGGGTCAACCGTGCTGCCCTTGTACTTGATGAAGAAGTACACACCCGCGGGCATATACCGGGAAGGAATAGGCTTGACCCGGTTGCCGTCAAACTCGCCAACGACGCCCTTGGTCAGCGCTTCCTTGCCCAGAGCGTCCACACCCAAATAGTCCGGGTTCTGCTTCAGGAGCTTGTAATACTCCGTGCCAATGTACAAGGTCCGGTTCTCCAGCGGAACCAGGGCATCCGTCATTCTCGCGCCCAGATCGATAATCATGCCGGTGATGGTGGACTTCGTGGGCGCCGTGGCCTCCAAAGACTGGATATTTGCGCCCATGCACCACTTCTTGATACGCCGCTTGTCCATGTTGGGGACAGTCACCTCATCCAGCTGCCGGCGCAGAGCCTTAGCCGCGGACTTTTCAATGGCCTGATCCGTACCGTCCAACGCATCAATGGTGAAGCTGAACGAGGGGGCGCATCCGCAGGTCATTTCCTGAAGGGTATCGCCTACATCGTGAACATCGCCGAAGCGGTTACTGCCGGTTCGGTTGTATTCCGTCTCAGGAACGGTGTTTACAGAGCCAATACGAATGGTTTTGCTGTTGGGGCTGACAAACGTATACTCGTGGCCGCAGTCCGCATCCGTGATGGATGCCCTTTTGAATCGCTCTGCGATCTTGGATTCATACTTGGTTGCGTAATTGATCATTTGTTTTCCTCTCTTTCGTCATATGGATGCGGAGAGGAGCGTATCAGGAACCGAATCCGTCTAAAAACGGATCGCTGGCTTTGCTTTCCGCTCCGGCGGTCTTCATACTGCCTGTGGAACGCCCCGCGTTTTTCGCGTTTTGCTCCTTTGCCGCCGATTCCTGCTTTACACGTTCAGTCTCCGCAAGTGCCTGTTTCTCACGCCACAGCGCATAGGCAACGGCCAAACGCTGTCCCTGTTTCACGGCGTCCCAAACTTCCTGCGGAATACTGCCCGCGTCCTTTGCCGCATCCGGGAATGTCTTCTGGAATTCCGCGATATCGGCATTTCGCCGTTCCTCTGCGGAACCCTCAGCCTGCGTTGCCTGCTGGGCGGCAGTCTGCTTTTCGGCCTCCTCGGCCTCTTTTGCTAAAACAGCGCTTTCGCGGTCTTCCAGATCCACTGCGCGCTTTGCTTCGTCGGCATTCATGCCCGCGGACTTTTTCGCTTCCGTTCTCACAAAGGAAACATACTGCTCAACGGTCATGTCAGACTGCTTCGCCATCTGCGTAAACATTTCCATGACCGGCTTTGCCGCGTCATATTTCTCCCGTACCCGGTCATAGTCAAGGCCCTTCTGTGCAAGAGCGGTCATCTCCTGCTCGTTCACGGCCTTTTCTTCGCCCAGATGCCGCAGCGCCCACAACTTGGGGGTCTCCGGCTCCGGCTTCGGAACGGGAGGTTCTTCGGACTTTTCGGAAGGTGTTTCTTCCGCCGTGCCCGCTTTTCCTGTCACCGGCGCAGACTCCTGCGGATTGGTGTTCGGGGGTTCCTCGGTATTGCTCTCCGACGTTTCATTCTCCGGGGTCTCGGAGTTCTCTACGCCGTCCGGCTCCCAGCCGTCCAGAAAAGCATCCGTAATTTCGGAAGTTTCCTCGGCAGGGTTCATGTTTTCGTTTTCCATAAAATCACCTTTCCCCGGCTGGTCTGCCGGTTCATATTCTCCACCGCGGCTGGTCTGCCGCACATGGCAAAATAAAAAGCGCCAAAAGCCGGGATTTCTCCCGTGCTTCTGGCGCTAAACGCTCTAGCTTGTTATGATATTTTTTCGCCGGTCAGTGGAAAAGCTTGCCCGGCTTCCAGCTCTTTTCCGTTCCATATGGCCGGAAACCATTCAGACCGACAGGCCCGGCAATACACCGAAACGCGGTACATTGTGGAACTGAGGGTTATTTTAATCAGCTTTCTGTGACAGCCGGGACACGTATACCACCCTCGTGTCACCATCTTGCAAACTCCCCATATTCAAGTCCGCCGTACACATCCTCTACGGGCTCCGGTTCAGCTTTTATAAGCCTCGCTGTGATAACAGCCAGCGCCGCGTCACCCGCCTTACTGAAATATGCCGCAAGAACGCTGTCCTGCGCTTCAATCGCAATCAGTGCTGATGCCAGATAGTAGGGCAGCACTCCAGAAACAACTGCATCGTCAAGTTGAATTTCATCCCCTACCGCAATTACCCGCGCATAAGGGCGACCAACGGATAAACTTACCCGTGCAAGAATGGAATCTAAAATATCCGGCGTTCTCACCAGATACTCCTTCGTATCGGCGGTAACGGTCGTTCCGGTGGATTCGTTCTGCTCGTCCATCAGCCGGATTGCCTTGTCAAAAACATTCTGCACTTTCACAGCGAATCACCTGCACTTCCGTTCACGCGGTAAGTCATGATATTTTCGACGCCCTCATCCACGCTGCCGGGGATCGGTTTTGCAGAGTCCTCCTGGGTCTTTGTGCTGTCGTCTTCGGGGCTGAAACTTCTACGCGCTTTGATCTCTGCCAGCCGAATTCGCGTATAACACAGGACGGACACCAGCAGCGCAATCAAAAGTACCAGAATACATGCCAAAATCGCTATTTCCAAAATTCGCATTCCCGGACCTCCGTTACTTGAAATCCGATTCGTCCATTCCCTTGCCCATATTTACGTTCACGGAAATGTCCTGTCTCGCTTCAACCTTGTCCTGATACCCGCCGAAACGCGGCTGCTTGTTCAAGAAAATTCCGCGGGTCACCATTCCTTTTTCCTGATACCTGGGGTCCGTCTCGATCTGGTTCTGAATTCTCAGGAATGCCATTTGAACGGTATCCTGAAAATCTTCGTGGCGTTCTCCATCGTACCAACGCCGCAGCGTCTTAATCGTAACGTTGAGATAAAGCGCAAGGCCTGCCTCACCGTACAATACCTCGTCTTCGTCACACTGGCTAAAATACGCCTCACATCTCGCTTTCAAAGCGTCGGCAGTCGCGTATTCCTGACTTTTGCTCGCACTCTTTTTTGCCGTGACTGCCACCACCTTTCATGCGCGATTTTATCTATGCTTAATTGCATTATATCAAATCTTCCATATATTTCAAGCGTCACTTTTTTGCTAATCCGCAAATATTGATAACTTTTTAAACATTTTAGTAAATGTTGTTATATTTTAAAACT